GAACCCTTCAAGGCGTATGCCCTCTCGGCTTCTTCATCGGTACACATATACCGTTTAGATTTATTTATGGTCTTACCCAATTCTTTAGCGATTTCATCGCACATTCTAACGTGTTTACTCATGTATTTATTTGTTTGTTTGTTTATTTATTTACAAGTTATTATGGTTCTATGCATACCCTCTAAGTAATAAGATGTATCACCATCTAATATACACCAATCCCCACGCACATCTATTGAGTATGGTGTTCTAATCCAATCCCCGTTTATATCTTTATTTTGTTGAATACCTATGCAGTCGCACTCAGCATTATCCTTAGAGCCTATAGGGGTGTTAATGTCACAACTAGCTAAGGTTGCCGTTAATAAAATTGTTGTTAAAATTCTGTTCATTTTGTGTTTTTTATTTGTTAATACTTAAGTGCGAATTTACAACATTATTACAAACCCACAAGGGTTAATATAAAAAACTTTTGATTTATTTTCGTTACTAAGTAGAATTACTTAGATTTTAGATACATTAAAACACTTAGAACTACGCCTAAAACTATTAAAACGAGTGTCCAATTTATACCCGCAAACCCGCTAGGTCTAGATGCCTTTGCTTTCGCTTTCTCTACTACTCTAGTTAATCGTATAGTATCACGAATTGTCTTGTATTCGGTTCTAATCTCTAGGCGAGTCTTAGGCACAAAAACGTTTTGATATTTAATGACGGTATCTTTTGAGGAGAAAAATCTCTCGTAGATTATGGTGTCATTTTTAATTACAGGTATTGAGTCAATCGTAGACACTCTGATAGTGTCGCTTGATATAATCGGCTCTAAGCCCTTTTTAAGTGCCTTTTGGTAGTGGTAGTTGCTAGAACAACTAAACAACGTTAGAAGTAAAATAAAGCTATAAATTCGCATATTCTGAGACATCGAAAGAAGGACACGCTTTATTGGCAAATTCGTAGTGACCGTGTATAGTCATATCCTTATTGTATTTGTAAATTAATTCTGTCATTAACTTAACTAGCGAGTCCTTTTGTTGTTTGGTTCTAGTGTCTTTAGCTTTCTTCATATCCTTAGACATACCTCCTACATAACAAATACCTATCGAACCTCTATTCTGACCACTACAATGCGCTCCGATTCTAGAGATATTTCTTCCCTCCTCGATTTTACCATCAAGGTGTATTATGTAGTGATAACCTATATCATTAAAACCTCGTTTTAGATGCCACCTGCGTATATCTTCTACATCGTGGTGTCTACCCTCGGGTGTTGCAGTACAATGAATGATAATTTTTGAAATCTTACGCATTACTTTATCTCGTCTACGTCTTTCTTAATCTCTTTAATTCTAGATAGTAAAGATTTGGCTCTAGACCATATATCCTCACCTGTAATAGCTTTTATGTTTTCGTTAATACTTATGGCTTCAATTGAGAATAAAACCAAAGCAACACACTTAGTAACTAGGAAAGGAACGCTAAACAACTGAGATACTAAATCATTGATGATAAAGTAGTCCATAACATAGAATAACATAATCGTAGATTCATACAGCAAAGTCTTAGAGATTAATCTACTTAGTTTTCTAGATGTAATAGCCTCCTTTGTTTTAACGCCCTTCCATATGCCTGTGAATGTATCTAAGAAAATAGCGAATCCTACACCTATCAAAATACCCTGTATAGGCAAAAAGAAGGACAGTAAGATACTGACTAGTTTCATAGAATTAGCTTTTAAGTTTGTTGCTAAAAATATTAACTCCTTATACATCTTTTTGTTCTATTTGTGAGGCAATCATATAGGATAAGTAAGAAGCTATAAATACCCCTAAAAACTTTAAATATAATTCAGAACTTAAAAACATTGATACGCTTGTTAAGTAACCGAAAACAAAATAAATCTGTGCTAAAATCTTACTATGCATACACATAAAACTTATAAACAAGGGTTTTGTTTAGCGTCTACGTAGAAACACTTAGTTTTTAATGTAGGGAGTGTTTACACGACCGACAAATTAAGTTGCGGACAAATATATATAGTATTACGAATATATATGAACGTAGTGAATATATGAGTAATATTATATATATACTTTAGAGTGGTTAATTGGTTGGCGGACATCTCTCGGATTCGTAGTGCGGTATTGGTCTGCGGTTGGCTAAAACGTTGGTGGATAAAATGACTTGGTTGGTCGATTGGTTGGTGGGTATCTCTCTACTTTGTAGTGTAGGTATAGGTTTCAGTTGGTCGATTGGTTGGTGAATAGTACGTAGAACTACGTATGAATAAAAATAAATTAATTTTTTTTTAGGTTATGTGTTGCAGAAGTAAAAAGTTTGTTTACCTTTGTTGAAACAAAACGAAAAAAATGCAATTACACAACACAAACACAGTACAGAAAACCCTAGAGGTTTTATCAACTATCAACGAATTAATACAATCTGCAGACCAAAAAGCAGAGATGTTAAAAGAATCACTTAGACACTCTCACCCGTTTATGAGTGACAAGGGTAAGCGTAAAATGTATCACGACATAGACATTACGATTAGCGCAAAGTTGCGACTAGTTCAAAGATTTAATAACCTAAAATACAAAAACCTATAACGATGAAATTTAATCCTAAAAGCCTAACGATTACCAACTCATACGCAAATTATGAGGTTCTAGAAAACGATGTTACAACAAACATAGAGGTCACTTGGTCTTTTAAGACTTACAATCCTATATTCAATACTGTTAAGATTGACCTAGAGATTGACGAGTGTGTTCAGTATGACGATGAAACAACTATGAATATTAAGCTAACTAAAGAGGAGAGGAGGGCGTTATTCTCAATGATTGAAGACGAGGTAGAACAAGACGCTACGGAGTATGGTCTTCTAGAATGGCTAGACCAAAACGAGCGTAGAGACTACGAACACGAAGAAGAATTTTATATTTAAAAAACACAATGAAAACACTAATAAGAGAAGTAAAAGAGGTTATTAGACTAGAGGGTCTAGACCAAAGAGATAGGAGGAGGCATATAGTTCACGCTAGAATGTATCTAATTGACCTACTTAGGAGACACGAAATGAAGTTGACTGAAATAGGCGAATTGTTTAACCTTAACCATAGTACAGTAGTTCACGCATTAAACAACTATCACGATTTAACTAGCTTGAAAGATTGTATTCTAGAGTCAAATATAAAACACTTAAAAGACATATTTGAGGCAAGATATTCAGTACCTAAATTTAGCGTTGTTTACGATGTTAACAATGCGGTCACTAGACACGACTTTCTAGTTATTCAGTCTAGAATGGAACAAGGGGTTTATGCAGACGTAAATTACAAATAATGAAAGGTTTCATAAGATTACATAGGCAAATGTTAGCCTGGGAATGGTATAAAAACCCTGTCAGTTCTAGATTGTTTATCCACTTGTTATTGACTGCGAACACAAAGGACACAAATTGCAAAGGCGTAACTATCAAAAGAGGTCAAACGGTTACAGGCAGAGCGTTCTTATCTGAGGCGTTAGGGTTAAGTGTCTCAAACGTTAGAACGGCATTAAAGAACCTAGAGAATAGCGGAGAGATTGAAATAGAAAGCAACACTAGGGGAACGATTATAACGGTCTTGAACTTTGATAAATACCAAGTAGACGATACAGAACAAAAAGTGGCTGCACCTGTTAAGACAACTAAGTCTATTGACGATAGAATCTATGACTTTAAATCATCATTAGTGCCTCACTTAGATAAATATGGCAAGACCTTGCTAAAGAACTTCTCGGACTATTGGACTGAGAAATCTCCTAGAGGTTCTAAGATGAGATTTGAGAAAGAAAAAGTATTCGATGTGTCTAGAAGACTAGCTACTTGGTCTAGGAATAACTTTAACAACACTAACCAACCGACACAGGCAGACGACCACTTAACACAACACATAAAAAACCAACTTAAAAAATGATACAAAAGAAAGGCACAGATTTACAATACTTAGAAGACTTTAGAGAGGGCAGAATTAAACAGGGTTTAGGTATTGGCTCAGACCTAGATAAGCACTTAAGATTCAAACGAGGTCAACTAAATATCTTTATGGGCCACGACAACGTAGGTAAAACATATTGGTTTACTTGGTACGCTTTGACACTAGCATTAAAACACGATTTAAAGTTCTGTGTTTGGACGGGCGAGAACTCAAGTGGTAACGTGATGAGAGATTTGATTCAGATGTACGTAGGTACTGCATATAATGAAATACCTCTAGATGTTATTAGGTCGTCTTATGTTTACCTAGAGCAATTCTTTGACTTTGTTGATAACTCTAAGTTATACAAACCCGAAGATTTATTTAACGTATTCGAGAACACAGATGCGGATGCCTGTCTGATTGACCCGTTCACAGGATTAGACAGAGATATGACACACGCGGGGAACTACAAGTTCTTGAACCAAGCTAGAGAGTTTTGTAATAGAACGCAGAAAACCGTATATGTATCTAGTCATCCAAATAGCGAAGCGGGTAGAGCGGGTAATATATACCCCGAGGGTCACGAATTTGCGGGACATTTGAAGATGCCTTTAAAAGCAAATATAGAGGGAGGTAAAAGTTTTCTTAACAGGTGTGACGATATGTTTACTATCCATCGTTTGGTTTCTCATCCTACAATGAAGTTTGAAACAATGATAACAATAGAGAAGATTAAGGACAGAACGACAGGCGGAGAGTGTACTAACTTAAACGAGCCTATGTTATTCTCGTTTAATAATGGTAACGGATTTACTCAAGGATATAAAGACCCGTTAAAGACACTTAGGCATCAAGCACCTAAACAAACAAATGTTTTGAACAATATTAGAAAAAGTTCAGAAAGTTTAGAGGATTTTCCGTTTTAATTATTAACTTAGCAAAAAAAACAAAAAATGAAATTAACAGACAAAATAAAAATAACAAACGAAGATAATATGGCTTTAATGTCAAGATATCAAGATAACTATTTTGACTTAGCTATTGTTGACCCTCCTTATGGGATTGATTTGGCTAATATGAATATGGGGATAGGTAACACGCCAAAAGCAAGTAAAGCCAAAAATAGAAAATGGAAGGCTAAAGATTGGGATAGTGATATACCAAGCGACCATTATTTTAAAGAATTGTTTAGAGTAAGCAAGAATCAAATAATATGGGGAGGTAACTATTTTGATTTACCTCCTTGTGGAAAATTTATAATTTGGGATAAAGAAATACCAAAAGGCTTGAGTTTTAGTGACTGTGAATATGCTTGGACATCTTTTAAAGGTGCTAATAAAATGTTCAGATATAGTGCATACAAAAACAAAAGCGAGAAATTTCACCCAACACAAAAACCGCCTCAATTATATGATTATTGCTTAATGAATTTTGCAAAAGAAGGAGACAAGATACTAGACACGCATTTAGGTAGCGGAAGTATTGCAATAGCTTGTCACAATATGAAGTACGATTTAACGGCTTGTGAACTTGACAAAGAATATTACGAAGCGTCAATAAAACGAATCAAAGACCATGTTTCACAACAAAGACTATTTTAAAACACAAACAAATGGAATCACTAAGATTATTTGAGGGCATGATAGCACTCAATACAACAATGACAAAGATTAAATTATCTCTAGATGATATAGAGAGAAACAACCCCGACAGAGTAGACCTTATTAGGTCAATGAGTACAAGTCTAAAAGACCTAGAACTTACTAAAAGCGTTATGAAAGACCTAGAGGAGAATTGGCGTATAGAGTGCAAGACATCATTTAGAATGACGCAGTTAAACGTAGAGTTACAGAACAAAGTATCTGACCTACAGGAAGAAATAATAGACCTTAACAGAGAATTATGATTAATTTAATAAAAGGGGAGTGTTTAGAAGTAATGAAGTCAATACCCGACGGCTCAATAGATGCGATAATAACAGACCCTCCTTATGGTACTACTGCTTGTAAGTGGGATTCAGTTATAGACTTTGATTTGATGTGGGCGCAATTGAATAGAATA